TATTTTTATTTAAAACAAATGTTTCACAAGTGGGATTACCATTAATAGCAATTTCATTATTACTATTTTCTATTACAGAAATAGTATCAGCACTTATTTCTTCCATATATTTTACTTCTTCCTGCAATGCTTTCCACTGCTGGTCAGTAAAATTCATATCTTGATGCCAATAATTTGTATATCCCATAACTTTCCTTTCTAGTTTAGAATTGTTCTAATATAGTACAGACACACCATATAGAAACACTAGTGTGTATATTATAAATATACCCCACATAATTTTATTAGACATTACTTGTCCTTTCTTTTTATTTCATAAGGTATCTCTACTTTTTCAGGCATATATTTAGCTATCGCATAAAATAAGCCTAATGTCGCTCTTATAGGAAACATAATCGCTGCCCATATCCATCTCGCTGCAACATTCATTAACCAATCTTGTAGCTTTTTCATATTTACTCCTTTCTATTTTCTCTTATTTGTTGATTCATATTATCAATGAAATCTTCATTCCATTGCATTAACTTAAGACCTATTCCTACAATCAGTATAATAGATGCATAGAACATAGTAACTAAATGGCTTTCATCCATTATTGCTATGTAAATAAACAATACTAATATACTCAATAGTAAGCATAACTGCACTATTCTCATATCTTCTCCTTGTTATTTATTTATTGTCAACTAACTACTCCATTCGGTATTATCATCATACTATCGGGGAGAGTGTCCAGCGAGAACTCTCGTTCTTGCTGGTTTTTTTTTCTTTACACGATAAAAAAAAGCCCTGCTGTTTAAAGCAGGGCTAATCTTTATGGAACTTTTATATTAATGTTCCTTGTGCTAATGCATTTTTTAGAAATGCTTGGCTTTCAGCAGATTTTTTAACATCTGATTTAACCTTCTTATTATTTGTTGGAGTCCAGTCTTTACCAAGAATTTTCTTATATTGCTCTTTAGCAACACTTAGTAAATATTCTGCTCTCTCAATGTTTAACTCTTGTGCTTTACTCGCAAAAGTTAGTTTATTAGACTGATTAATATCAATTTCAGTTTGATTATCTTCTGAGATTAATTTCTTAATCTTGTCTTTTGTTTTATCGTGTGTTTCAATACATCTATCTAAATGATATTGAAATGACGCAACGAATCTACTTGCGTCAGCACTTCCGTGCCAACTCCAATTCTTATCTTCATAGAATACAGATACGAATTGTTCAAAGAAATTACTGATTACTAATTCAATACTTTCTTTACTAGATTCAAATGTATCTCTCATTTTATCTAGTCTTTCGTTAGAAAAATCAAATTCTCTAACTTCTGATGCTAATGTATTTGTCATATTATTTGACTCCTTTCATATTAGCTATATTATTTAATGAAAATGGCGAAACATTGTCATATATCTGACCTATTTCAGCATTTATTTCATTCTCATTATCTTTATTACGAATACTATCTAATTCTTGTACTCGTATCTTATCACTATCTGATAGACTGAACTCAAACCAATCTATCAAGTCATTTATATTACTCATATAACTCCTTTCAGTTATTGTTTAGTAATTAACCCATATCGGGTATAGCGATATACGAAACAAGGGGGAATCCCACGAGTCAATAGCTTGGCAGGTTCACCTGCGACTCGCTTGTCTTTTACCTAATAAAGCAGACAAAGAGTCCTATTGACCGTGAGGGTTGGATTCCTTGTTATCGTTCGCTTATCCCGATGTGTGGTTGATGATATCCCCACAGCGAAATCACTTCGTTGTATCAAGGTCGATAAATAAGTTATATCTTTTTGGCCACCGACATAGAGGGCAATCCTTTAGGATTGCTTAACTTATTTAGCGACAAAGAGAAGTGATTTTGCGAGGAGATTCAATTTCAAGGAGATCGTAAGAACCATTTGTGGTTCTTGCCACTACTAATAGTAGTGTGAGTAGATAAAGGCACTAAAGTGCCATAATAATACTTGACAAGAGGAATTTAATATTCCACTAACGATAAGAAGCAGAATATATAATAGATGAACGAGTTAACAGATAAGCAGAAGGCATTAGTTGATACTATCGTAGCAACAGGGTGTAGTATTAAGGAAGCGTCTAAAAGTGCTGGATATTCAAGTAAAGGGAGTGAAGAAGCAGGTAGAGTAAGTGCAAGTCGCACACTACGATTACCAAAGGTACAGAAGTATATGGCTAGTAGAATAGCAGATACTCTAGGACTTGGTGCAGTGAGTGCGTCTAAGAGATTAATAGAACTATCTTCAGGAGCTAGGTCAGAGTATGTCCAGCTCGAAGCTAGTAGAGATATATTAGATAGAGTAGGATTAAGAGCTCCCGAGAAAGTAAAGCATTCATTCGAGGGAGATATTAAAGTTAATATAGATTTAACTTAATCATACGAGAGAGAGAGGGAGAGAGTACGAGAGAACACTAGTTCTTTCGTGGGGAGAGAGAGTGAGAGAACTCAAGTTCTTTCACATATAAGAGGCACATCGGTACGATGTGGCGATTGCCGACCGCCTCTTTCGGAGGGGGGAGGCCAAAATCATCACACCGTGATGAACGAGGGGAGTTGAACACACAATAAGGCTTTTAAAAAGTATGGCTAAAAAAAAGTTTAATATGGAAAAGGTTGCCCACGAAACTAGGGCAAAGTATAAGAAGACTAGTCAAGCTAGTCGTAGGCCAAAATTTAGTTCAATGAATAAATCCAAGAAAAGAAGTTTTAAAGCATACAACTCACAAGGGGGTTAGTCTGTGCGTTTTAAATATTTTTTTAATTAGATAAGGTTCTCCTTTACACAATAGGAGAAATAAATATGAATTATCTAGTTAAGATATGGAATCATTCTGATTCTCACTTCAAAAAAGAAATATTGTTTTCGGCAGACAATGATGTTATAGCTATGCAAAAGGTATCAGCTGCAACACCTGATGGCTGCAGAGCAACCTTTGAAGAAATAAACAAAGACCAATATGAACAGCAGAAAGCCAAACAAACAGAAGTTGATATAGTAGGAGAAAATAATGCCTAGAGGAAAAGGAACCTATGGTTCAAAAAGAGGAAGACCATCAAAGTCTAAATCAAAAAAAGAAGACAATGGCAAAAAACCGAGCAAAAAGAAAAGGTACTAGAGTCGAGAATAAGATCAAGAATTTATTTCTTGACTTAGGTATTCCAACAAGAAGGCAACCAATGTCAGGAGCTATTGTTGGATTTCCCCATGATGTCTATGCAGATGTAATGGGTGGACTCAGTATTGAATGTAAAGCTAGAAAGGGAGCTAAAGGATTTGTCACTATGGAGAAGTGGCAAGGCAGTGCAGATCTTTTAGTTCTTGTATCAGATTATCAAGAACCTCGTGTTCAGATGAGATGGAGAAAATTTAAGGAGCTAATGGGTTATGTCATTTCTGAACAACCTGAGTCTAAAGGATAGAAGAAGACTCAGAGCAATAGTTAAAAAGGTACACTTTGCTCATTACCCTAAAGATAAAATAACAGATTACGAAGCAGATAAATTAGTTGAAGCATTTGGTGAAGAAACAGTTTATAACTTATTAAAAGCCAATGTAGGAACTAATGTCGATTGATTTTAAATATAAACCAGAAGGTATTACTTTAAAAAACTTTATGAAGTCTAATGACTTCTTTAGAGGTTTAAGAGGCCCAGTTGGATCTGGTAAATCTGTGAGTTGCTGCATAGAGATTTTTCGTAGAGCACTCCTTCAACAAAAGAATAATGAGGGAAAAAGGAAAACACGATGGGCAGTAATTAGAAATACCAATCCCCAATTAAGAACAACAACAATTAAAACTTGGTTGGATTGGTTCCCTGAAGATCAATGGGGAGATTTCCAATGGTCAGTTCCTTATACTCATTACATTAAAAAAGGAGATATAGATGCAGAAGTTATATTTCTTGCTCTTGACAGGCCAGAAGATGTTAAAAAACTTCTATCGCTTGAACTTACAGGTGTGTGGGTTAATGAAGCCAGAGAGATACCTAAGAGCATTATTGATGCTTGTACTATGCGGGTGGGGCGTTATCCATCTATGCGTGACGGTGGAGCATCCTGGTATGGAGTTATTGCAGATACTAATGCACCAGAAGAAGATCATTGGTGGCCCATAATGGCAGGGGATGTTCCCGTTCCTGATCACCTAAGTAGAGATGAAGTTCTAATGTTAGTTAAACCTGACAACTGGAGTTTTTATTCTCAACCATCAGCAATGAATCTTTTAACTGATGATAAAGGTGAGCTAACAGGTTATGAACATAATACCCTTGCTGAAAATCAAAAAAATTTAACTCCTAAATATTATGAGAATATTATTAGAGGTAAAACAAAAGGATGGATAGATGTTTATGTTTTAAATAAACTTGGATCTAT